CCTCTTAACTACAAATTCAAAATCGTCATCAAATACTTGTTCTTGCCCATCATCATAATTTAATTTAAGTTGAAACTTATATACCCTATCAGGATAAAAACCATCTAACCATTGAATAAAATAAGGTCCTTCAGTATCACAACTCATTGATGTATAACCACTAAATGGAACTATATATTCATCAGTAGCAACATCTTTAATTGCATATGAACCACTACTTTCAGGAATAAAAGAACCAGTAACAGTTTGAACTGAATTAGAAAATGTTTTTTGAATATATCTTTTTCTAGCTCCAACTCTAAACTTAATTCGTTCACCTTCCCTATATTCTTCTCTCAATCCTCTCATATAAAGAAAGTTATCAGACAAACCACTCATTGTTAATTCATTTAAACTACCAGTGTTTGAACCTGTACAAGGTAAATGGTCATCCCATCTCACTTCAAGTTTTGGTTGATAAATTGTATGAGTATTACTTGAAAAGAATTTTAAATGCCCAAAAGTTTCTGAATCTGTTTCCTGACTTCCACTAAATCTTATTAACATTCCATTATTTGAAACCAAATGATTGGTGGGTCTATCAGCCCCCAACCACATATTTACCATATCGGTTACTTCTACCTCAACATCAGGCGATTGGTTCGTAAAAGTTTGAGTTGATGAACTAATTGCGACTCCCGCAGTAGTTAAACCAAAAGATGATGTTATTACTGTAACACCGGCACCCTGACCAGCCCAAGCTACTTCAGTTCCACCAATTGGATTACTACGATTTTCCCAACTACACCCATTTGTGTTTTTTGGTCTATCACCAAATTTACCTGTTCCCTCTGTCCAAGATTGTGATATTGGTTGAACAGCTAATTTATAATCTGCTGTTATTTCAGAATTACCTTCAGCCTCATACAATCTTAAAAAGAATTTTGGATTGTAAATATCACCATTAACTATAGATTGTGACATTTCTGTAAAGTCAGTTCCACCAAATTGAACTAAAGCTCTTGTTTGATAATCAAAAGAATTATTAAAAAATTCTTTTTTGACTTCAAGTATTTGGTCTCTTCCAAAGTTTTGGTCTTTAAAAGATGTTCCATCTATTTGACTAGATCCACTTGAAACCCAATTATCTTGTGTTGGAAAAATAAAATGATGCATTATCTAACTCTCCCTTGTATATTTGTATTTGGATTCTTTAATTCAAAAACCGTTGGTGTTGATGTTAATGGTGGTAAAACGACTGTACCATCGTTTGAAAGTGCATTTTCAAAGTCATAATAAAAACCATAACCAAATATACCATTTATTAAATCTGCTGTGAAGATTTGGGTTACAGGGTCTGTTGAATCAGCTGAATATGTATATGTTCCACCCAATGAGTCACCTGAACCATCATTATAAAAATAATCATAATCCTGTGTAAGTGTTACATGTCCAACTGAACGAACACCCTCTACACCCATTAATTCATATTCTAAATTACTTTTATAAATAGGTTGATTAAATTGCATTTTTTCAATTTTAAAATAATCTTGTATTTTTCTTATACATTTTAATTTTACTTCCTGTTTGTTTGCATATTTTTCAGCAATTATATCAAAGAACACACCAAAGTTTACAATGTACCCATCATTGATTGTAAAAGTATCTGTTAAGATTGCAAAATTATCCAAATAATTAATTATATTTGCCGACAACATATTGGATACATTATCATTAGTTCCAGTATCATCTGTGTGTGGATTACCAATTAATTGTTTTCTATCATTATATCCAAGAATATATATGTTTATTGCTGATAATTCAAATGTTGAAAAATCGGTCTGTGTTATTTCAGGTATTTGTTCTTCTTGTAAACCTTCTAACTCTGTCTTTACACCTGCTATAATAGGAGCCATTTGAGCTGCTGGAGTTGTTGGGTCAACTGTAAATCCAACAAGTACCATACCTAATTTTATCACCGCTTGGTCTATTTGATATTTTAAAGATGAAGTAGCTAAATCAAATCCAGATTGACCATATCCAGTATCACCTTCTTCATTTCTAGTAACATATACTTTTGCAATAGATCCATATTTAGAAGACATATTTAAAATACGAGCTTCGTAATCTTCTTTTGTAACACATCTATTTTGTGTTGAAAAGAAAGCTTTTGTTTTTTCTTGAATTTCTAAAGTATCTTCTCTATCCTTACCACCACGAGCTGAAACTTTATTTGTAACGGATTCTAATTCAGCTGATGTATTACCACCAACGGATACAGTAGATGATGGTAAAGATGTAATCTCACCAGTAGGAATATTAGATTTTACACCACCACCCGTTCTATAAGTTATTGTCAAAGTTGTATTGTTTGGCGCTTCACCAAGAGTTGAGTGTTCATTACCTAATAATGGATCTATAGCACTATCTAAATTATTAGTTTGTCCTGGTATAACAATACCAATCTGTTCCATATCTATATAACCTTGATCTATACCGTCTATACCAGCTTTTAATATACCATTACCAAAAACAAGTGAAGTTGTATTATCTAAATTAGTTTCACGAGTAAATCGTTTTTTTGCTGTTGTATATGTTAAAGAATATGGAATAGGTGTATTTTCAATATTACCCGTAATAGGACTAAAATAAGCACCTTGATTTTCTCCATTTCTTGTGTCATCCTCCGTCCAGTGAGTTGAAATTGGAACTTTGTCTTGTGCTAAATAATCAACCTCATACCAATCATTCCCATTTGAATCTATACAAGATACAATGTCTATAACATCTGTATCCGATATTGTTATTTTTTTAAATTTTTCTGGAGCTGATATTTTAAATGTAGTTATTTTTTGTGTTGCACTAATAGCTTTAACGTCCCTTGATAAAGTATAACTATCAGCCAAACCACTGTCAGTATCAGTAGAGTTTATAAGCGTAGTATCTCCTGAACCTGTTATTGTAAAATCAATTGGTTCTAAGGTTGTAAATATAATATCAGGACTTGTAGACGAAGGAACTTCAACACCAGAGTCGAAAACTCCAGCATCAGCATAATCTACCAATGATGCATTATTATTACTTCTATGTGAATTTACTTCCGATGTAAAAGTTAAATTAACAAAAGATGCTACAATCGGTTTTACCTTGTAACCAAACATCTTAGCCATTGTAATAATGTTTCTTCTCTCTTCAGCCAATGGTAATAACATCTCACGATATTGTTGGTCGATATAAAATGATAATGTATCACCAACATATGCATTCATTTCTAATAACATCATACCAGGTGATGTTTCATTAAAATCTTTATATGTATTTGGAAAATAAGATTTAGCATAACTCATTAGTGAATTTTTTATTGCAATAAAATCTTTATTTAAATAATTTACATTTGATTCTTTAAAATTTTCTTTACCATATGTTGGCATTTGTTATCTCCAATTAATATCCACCACCAGTATTAGTAGTTGTTTCTGTTTCATTCACATCACTTGAAAAATTCAATGTTACCGAATCTAAAGTGTTTGGGTCTTGTTTAATATTAAATAATATTTTTACTCGTATTTCATTAGCAGTAGTATTTACGCTATCTTCTATTGTTTCAATTTGTATATCTCTCACTTCCACAAAAGGTAACCACAATTTAAACTTGTCTAAAATAGAATCCTGAATTGCAATTATATTATCATTTGAAATATTTTCAAATAAAAGTCTTCTTAAATTCATCCCCAACTTTGGTTGAAAAAATCTTTCACCCTCAGTTGTATTAAGAAGATTTCTTATATTGTTTTTTACAGCTTCAATGGTTGTTGAAGTTGATGCAAAAAATCCACCTAACCCAGCATCTCTTCTAATAGGTAAATCTATACCAATTTTTACATCAGTATCATTATCTACAACATAAGGTTTTCTTGTTATATCTCTAATAGCCATTTTATATCAACTTCTCTATATCTTCTGGTAATAATTTAACATTTGTGTGATACCTTTTTCCATCTTCATCGGTTACATCAAATGAACCCTCTGAATTTGGATCTTCTCCTATAAAGGTATAACCAAATGATTCTAGACCTCCACCATTTTTACCAATATCAATTTTATGATTTAGAACACCTCCACCACCAGATGTAACTGTTGAATTTACTGTAGCCCCATTATCACCAGGACCACCAGCTGTAGCTACAGTCCCCAAAACATCACCTTTTTGTGGTGGTATTTTAAATCCTTCGAGTACAACAGGAGCTTTTAATTCAGTTATAGTAAAATCGGCCGAAGTTATAAATTTAACTATAGCGTTAGCAGTAAGTTTAGCTTCCATTTTCATAGTATCTGTAGGTTCATTTAATGTTGTTCCACCAGCTCTAGCAGCTTCTAAATATACATTTAGTAAATCATTTCTTAGTCCCATAATTTATTTTCCATATTTTTGTTTTTGTTTTTCATTTGTTCTTTTTAAAACATCTCTATAATCTTTATTTACAAATTGTGCCATCGGGTCACTTGATGGAACTTGTTGTGGTGTATTTTTATTCATCATATCACCATATTGCCCACCAACCAATTCATTCATTCTATCCGATGTAAACTCACTACCACCTAATGTTTTCCA